ACTATTATCTGGGGTAAAGAATCCTATTTAATGGATGACGAGTATGATGAGTGGTTAATACATAAAGAGCGGTATGATAAAAATAGAAAAAGTTAATGAAGTACACGTGAGAGTTTATTCTGATCCTGGAATCGAGCAAGAACTCTCAGACTTCTTTACATTCGAATATCCTGGAGCTAGATTTACTCCACAGTATCGTGCTAGACTTTGGGACGGTAAAGTTCGTATGTATGACGCATTTCGTAAAACTCTCTACATTGGTTTAGTTAGTTATGTTTCAGAGTTTGCAAAGCGTAATGGATATGAGATGGAATTCTTAAATGAGTTTAATATCTCTAATGGAATTACAACAGAGCAAGTAGAAGCTTACGCCAAAGGTTTAGATCCACACGGTAGAGGTAAACCTATTACCATCTACGACTATCAAGTAGAAGCTGTTCAAACTGCACTGGATAAGGAAAGAACTCTACTCTTATCACCTACTGCATCTGGCAAATCATTTATTATCTATACTACCCTACGATGGCATTTAGATCAAGGTCGTAAGTGTATCATTATTGTTCCAACAACCTCACTAGTTGAACAGTTATATGCAGACTTTGAAGACTATTCTTCAGCTAATCAATGGCAAGTCGGTGCTCACTGCCAGAAACTTTATAGTGGATTCACCAAAGATATCACTAAAGACGTTTTAATTACTACTTGGCAGTCAATATATAAACAACCAAAGGGGTGGTTCAATCAGTTCGATGTAATTTTCGGGGATGAGGCTCACCAGTTTAAGGCAAATTCCCTAACTACTGTTATGGATAAAATGGATACTGTTCGTTATAGAATCGGTACCACAGGAACAATAGATAACAAGAAGGTACATAAGTTAGTGCTGGAAGGTATCTTTGGACCAGTACATAGAGTTACTACTACAAAAGCTCTAATGGACTCTGGTAAAGTAGCAAACCTTAAGATAACTGCAGTCATCCTAAAATATGATGAAGTTACTCGAAAGACGAATGCCAAAATGCAATATCAAGACGAGATGGACTTCTTGGTTAGTCACGATGGAAGAAACAAATTTATTAGAAATCTTGCTGTTAAATCTACAGGTAATACGTTAGTGTTATTCCAATATGTAGAGAAACACGGTAAGGTTTTATTAGAACTTATTAAAGATAAGGTTCACGAAGATCGTAAGGTATTCTTTGTCTATGGTGGCACAGAAACTGGAGATAGAGAATCTATTAGACATATAACTGAAGGTCAAGATGATGCTATTATTATTGCTAGCTTTGGCACTTTCTCAACTGGTATCAATATACCTTCTATTGAGAATGTCATATTTGCTTCACCAAGCAAATCAAAAATTAGAAATCTACAATCAATTGGTAGGGGTTTACGCTTAAAAGAAGGTAAGACTCATTGCAATTTATATGATATTGCTGATGATTTACATTGGAAGTCTTGGAAGAATCATACGCTTAATCATGCAGCAGAACGTTATAAAACCTATGCTGAAGAAGAATTTAAAGTTAAACTAATTGAGGTAAATATATGAACGAATATTATGTTATAGTTAAACTTGTATCAGGAGAGCAGGTCATGGCTACTCTTGTTAATGAGGATGATTACACTATTGAAATTAAGAATGCATTAAATATTAAGAATAGATTAGTTGTAGAAGGAGATCGCCAATATGAAACTATATCAGTTTCTCCTTTCTGCCAATTTACAGATGAGCCTAATTTTGTATTAGATAAATCTATTATTATTTACGTTAAAGAATTATCAGAATCGTTAGTTGGTAAATATCAAGATCTTGTAGAATCAGAATTCAAAATCAATCTTGGTGCACCTACCGATGTAGACGATTTGGTATCTAAAATCAATAAGGTTGCAGAGAAGTTAAAAGATAATGGAGTTTTTGTAGATAACTTCGAAGAAGAAGACATACCACCATTTCTAGTTAATGGCACAGATACTATTCAGTAGTATTCATATCAACCCCAGACACCGTTATTATCCCTGTTTCACAAATTAAAAACAAGTAATCTTTCTTGCATTTATTGCAATAATAAAAACTTGTCTTTAAGTCCATAAAAATGTATAATGGTTGTAAGTTAATTGAAGGAATTATATGGCAGAGAAGTTACCCAAAAAGAAACCAGCACATTATGTCAGCAATGCAGACTTTCTGGTTGCGATTAAAGAATATAAAGCTTTAGTATTAGAAGCTAAAGAAAAGGGTCTAGAGAAACCTCAGATTACAAACTATCTGGGTGAGTGTATTCTAAAGATTGCAAATCATCTTTCATATAAACCAAACTTCATTAACTATTCGTATCGCGATGATATGGTGCTTGATGGTATTGAAAACTGCATTCAATATATTGACAACTTCGATCCAGATAAATCAAACAACCCATTTTCATACTTTACGCAAATCATTTGGTATGCATTCCTTAGACGTATTGCCAAAGAAAAGAAACAAACCTACATCAAGGGTAAACTAATTCAAGAGATTCCGTTCGATGCATTTGAGTTGCAAGACCACGATGAAGATGGACAGTTTACAAATAGCTATCTTGACTTTATGCAGAATAATAGTTCTTTTGAAGATCCTATTGAACGTAAGAAAGAAAAGAAATCTAAAGCTAGTCATATATCATTAGACGAGTTTACAGATGAGTAAACATTGGGAAAGTTTCGTCCAAAAAATTATAAAGGAGTCTCCTGTAGTGGCAAGAGCACTTAGAAGAAGTAGAGTTAGTAGAGCCAAACCAAGAGGCAGAAAAGAACGCTACCTTAAAAGATGGACTTGGGATGTGGCAGATGGGTTTCCTCCGTACATATTAGATAATGGTGATAAAATGAATGATAATAAAATATTTTTAGGTACTTCTGATTTTGATGATATGATTATATCAGAAGTTTTAGCAGAACGTGTAGATTCAAATATCTCGACTGAGTTTAAAGAAACTACCGTACTTGCAAACAAAAACAAATGGCAAGACTGGGCACATAAAGTATTTGGTGATCAGGCTATCTGGCTATTCGTGCAGCCTAGTTCGTCTTCAGGGTTCATTGTTCATCGTGAATCTAGAAACTATATTAGATTTAACATCAACAACTCAACTCTGACATTCAAAGCATATGGCGACATATCTTTCGTAGAATCAATGGTTGGATTAGTTGAAGAAACGTTTGATGTAGTTACCTCATATATCGAGTGGGTTTATAATGGTGACGGCTCTTCAGTGAACGTGCCACTAAATCAAGATCGTCTTCCAGTTGAAGAAATGTATCCATTCCTTAACGGTGAAACTCTAGCATCATACTACGATCGCTACCTATCTTCATCTGCAAATATCCTATTGCTTATCGGTCCACCTGGAACTGGCAAAACTACATTCATTCGTGGTTTACTAGCACATAGTCAATCATCAGCTATCGTTACATACGATGCAGCTATCTTAGAGAAAGATGGTCTATTTGCTCGCTTCATTGAAGATGACGCAAACGTTATGGTGCTTGAAGACTCTGATGCATTCCTTAAATCACGCAGCGATGGTAACACAATGATGCATCGTTTCCTAAACGTTGGTGATGGTCTTGTAACTACCAAGGGTAAGAAAATGGTATTCTCTACAAACTTACCTTCTGTTCGTGATATCGATAGCGCATTAGTCCGTCCAGGAAGATGTTTTGATGTAGTTACATTCGCAGAGTTGACTGAAGAAGAAGCTAATGTTTTAGCTAAACGTCTTGGTGTTGCTGATGTTTCTGGCTCTAATAAGTATAGCATCGCAGAGATCTTCAATAAACAAGATAACAAACCTAAAGATAGAAAGGTGGGATTCATTTGAAAATCGCAATTCTTGGGGACACGCACTTTGGCGCAAGGAATGATCTAAAAGTATTCCATGAGTTCTTTGCCAAGTTCTATGTGGAAACTTTTATTAAGCATCTAGTTGATAATGACATTAAAACTGTATTCCAGCTGGGTGACTTGTTCGATCGTCGTAAGTATATCAACTTTTTTACTTTATCCGAGTGTAAGAAATACTTCTTTGATCAGCTAAGAGATAACGGTATCATTTTATACACATTAGTGGGGAATCATGATATCTACTGGCGTGAATCACTTTCAGTAAACTCATCATCTCTAGTGCTTGGTGAATACGATAATATTGTAGTTATTGATAAACCTACTCAAATTCCGACTTCAGATACTACTTTTGCAATTGTTCCTTGGATCTGTCCAGAGAATGAAGCTGAGGTTATTAAGTTTATCTCTGAGTCTAAAGCAGATATCTGCATGGGTCACTTTGAGATCGCTGGCTTTGCAATGTACCGTGGTATGGAAGCTCACGATGGTATCGATCGTTCAATCTTTGAGAAGTTCGAGCAGGTCTGGTCTGGTCACTATCACACCAAGTCTAAGAAAGAAAATATTGTTTACGTTGGAACTCCAGCTGAAATGACTTGGCAGGATTATGCAGATCCCAAAGGTTTCCATACATTCGATACAGAAACTAGAAATCTAGAGTTTATCCAAAACCCCAATACAATCTTTGCTAGAGTAGAATACGATGACTCTGAGGGAGATCCTGTAGATCTAGACTCTCTAAACCTTAAAGACTGCTATGTGAAACTCGTAGTTGTAAAGAAAACAGACTATTATAAATTTGACAAATTTATCAATAAGTTGTATAATAAGGGTTGCTATGAGATTAAGATTATCGAAGATCTATCTGAATTCTCTGATGGCGAGGTTGGTGAAGAGATTAATCTAGAGGACACAGTTAGTGTTCTATCACATTACATCGATAGCGTAGAAACTGACTTGGATAAAGAAAAGGTAAAAACCTTTATGAGAACTTTGTATACTGAAGCTATTAACTTGGAGGTATAATGTATCAACAAGAAATTCAATTCTTTTGGCCATTGACAGAGCAGATCCCTCTGGACTTAGATTATAGTAATTGTGTCAAACCTACGCTCTCAGTGGCATATGGAACGGGAACAACGATTTCTTCTCTTGCTATAGGAACTACTTGGACAACTTCAGCGTTTAGACTTCAGGAAAATACTACTACAATGATAGTAGCTAAGAAACCAAACCTATTACGCAAACTTTTATTTAAATTACTTGGCTTTAAATGGGAAATTAAATAGTGTTAAATTTTAAATCTGTATCATGGAAGAATTTTTTATCTACTGGCAATGCTGCGAACAAACTTAGACTAGACGAGTATCAATCTACACTAGTAGTTGGTAAGAATGGCGAGGGTAAATCAACTATGCTTGATGCTCTCACATTTGCATTGTTCGGCAAACCGTTTCGTGACATCAACAAGAATCAACTAATCAATTCAATCAATAAAAAAGGTTGTCTGGTAGAGGTAGAGTTCGAAGTCAACGGTAGTAATTACAAAGTATCACGTGGAATTAAACCTAACATCTTTGTTATCGAGTGTAATGGTGTAGTTATCAATGCAGACGCTGCACTTAAAGACTATCAAAAGGTTCTCGAGCAACAAATCCTACATCTAAACTATAAGACATTCACTCAGGTGATTATCTTAGGGTCTTCATCATTCGTACCGTTTATGCAACTACCTTCTTATCAACGTAGAGAAGTTATCGAGGATATTCTTGACATCCGTGTGTTCTCTACAATGAATACATTACTAAAAGAAAAGGTATCTGCAACCAAAGAGGTTCTGGTGAAGATCGAGGCACAGGTTATGGCAGAACGCGCCAAGATCGAATCACAAAAGACTCTAATTGCTACACTAGTTAACAGCAAAACAGAAGCCATCGGTAGCCTACAATTAAAAATTGACGAAAACAACAAAAATATTGAAGAATCTAAGCAAAATATTGCAAGAATCAACGATGAAATCGCTGTTTTACAAGGAAAACTGACCACTTCTGACGAGTTACAAGAGAACTTAGAGAAAGCCAAGTCACTTAAGACTAAAACCTATCATAAGGTGGAAACGTTTGAGACCAACTTGGAGTTCTTTAACAATAATACCACTTGCCCATCGTGCGCTCAGGACATTGGTGATGAACATAAGGCACACTGCACGTCAGACCTAGAGAGATCTATCAAGGAAAACTCTGATAAGCTAGATGAGATTGATAAAGTAATCAAGAAATTTATGGAACAGGCAGCAAGTATGGCTGCAATCTCTAATGAAATCGTCACTAAGAACATTGAAGTATCTACAAACAATAATTCTATCACAATTTACAACAACCAAATTGCACAACTCAATTCAGAGATAGAACAAACCAAACTAAACACTGGCGATATCGAGGGTGAGAAAAAGAAACTTAAATCATTCGCTGAAGAAGCTCTAAATTTAATTATGAATAAGAATGGGTTACTTGAACAACGTAACCTACAAGAAGTAGCTTCTATTTTACTTAAAGATACTGGTATTAAGACTGCCATTATCCGTGAATATCTGCCAGCCATGAATAAACTTATCAACAAATACCTAACTTCCATGGACTTCTTTGTTAAGTTTGAGTTGGACGAGGCATTTAATGAGATTATCAAGTCTAGACATAGAGATGATTTTACCTATGCAAGTTTCTCTGAAGGCGAAAAAATGAGGATAGATCTTGCTATTCTTTTTACATGGCGCCAGATTGCTAAGATGAAAAACTCTATCAATACTAATTTGTTAGTTCTAGACGAGATATTTGACTCTTCATTAGATACAGCTGGTACTGATT